TTTCTCGGTCGGTAATTTCAACCTGCGCTTGTGTTACTTTTGCTTGTAATTCCTGCATTTTAGGCCTCCTCCTAATATGGCAAGCTATTGCCGAGAAGATCTTCTTGCATTGGTTCGGTTTCTTGCAATGGATTTTCTGGCTCTTCTTTGATCTCTACAGGTTCAACCTCTTTCTTCTGCCGTTGCTCCTGTTCTTTTTTAAGTTGCTCTATCTGCGCTTGCTTGCGAGCGAGTACGTCTTCACGACTTTCTTGTGGTGTGACATCAATAGGTTGCGACTGATCCATTTCATCAGTCGTATATAGGCCACCTACATTTTCGCTGAAAGCTTCCCGCATTGCAGAGACTAAGGCTACTTTACGGATCATCAACGCTGGCATTTTGGCCCACATTGATTTACCTGTGTTATATGCCTGGAAGTCTGCGTCTACCTCAATAGGATATTTACGATCTTTGCGATAGACTTTGGCCCAGCCTCCAAGCAGGACGTGATTCTTGCTATGGATTGTTCCTGTAATGTGCTTGATCTCTCCTTCTTGGGTCTCTACTACGATACCCGCTTCAAATCCATCAAAATTAGGGTTTTGTTCAGCCCGTTTCATAAAGGCATCTTTAGAGACGACGACCTGCGCTGGATTAGTCCCATACTTGATAAAGTAAACCTCTTTTGTGAACGGGTTAAGGTTTCGCTCTTTACAAGTTGCGATAAAATAAGCTAGTTCTTCATCATTGGCTTTGCCTGACGGGTCAAGATACTGTCTTACGATTTTAGCGCTCAATAGTTGCGGATTAGTCAAGAAATCCCCTGCTGTTTTAGTTGCTACTTGATTGTTTGTCATTCCATTTCTCCTTAGACTGTATATAATTCTTCGCCTGTTTCGTCGTCACAAATTCCTAGACCACCTAACGCTCTATAATTTTGTGCAACTTGATTCCAATAGCTCATATTTTGATAGTATGTTGATTCTGATATTTGTTTGTAACTCATTTCCATTTCTCCTTCTTTTATTCCATCTCGCATAACTGGCGATCTACCCAGCTTTCATATACTTCATCTTCGTTTTCTTCTGGCTCTGTATATGGTTCTGGCGGTGTGCTGAGCCATGTATCGTAATCAAACGGTTCAAGCATGCAGGGCCTCTTTCAGCTCTTCGTGGAACTTGTCTAAGTCCACTGCCTCAACCTTTGATACTCTCATCTGTGATGTTTTAATCTGACTCTTGTATGCCTGCAAACCTTCTTGTCGCTCTTCCTCACTTCGTGGCAAGTAGTATCCGTTATGTCCAGCTTGCTTGATAGCGACTACTGGAATACCGTACTGAAATACCAATCGCTCGATAGCTCTTTCAACCGAACGCTTGCTCATGCCTAGCATCTGTTCGATTTCTCGTCTAGGTCGTGGTCGCTCACTGCCGATTGGAATTGCTTGTAAAATCCTCTTGTGTAGTTTATCCATGCTCTACCTCCTAGTTCTAAGAATCAACAAGGTTTGATTCCATCAACAAATCAAGATTTATTTTTGTGACTTCACTGATTTCTTTTAATCGATTGTCAGGCAGGCGTCCAGCTTTTCTCCAATTACGATAGGTGACTAGATCACATCCAATCAATTCTGAAAATTCTTTTTTCTTAAGGCCAAGTTCAATCCTTCGCTTTTCAAGAAGCTTGATAGAGCTTGTGTTGCTACCTTTGTACTCTTTCCTATAGTTTAGTTCTGTGGCAGTTCTGTTATCCACTCCTAAAATTTCAGCAGCTTTTCTAACGTGTCTTTCTGGAATGTTTCCTTTGCTTTTCCAGTTACTGTACGCTTGTTTGGCAATTCCAAATTTTCTCGAAAACTCATCCGTTGACAAAAGTCCAGATGTACGTTTCTTTTCAAGCAAATCCAAAAGATTTTCCTGTGTTCCAACTTCAATCGTATTGTCTAGCAATCCATACACTTCAAAAAAAGTATCTTTATCAAGTTGATGTGCTAAACGCCAAATAAATTCTAATTTCACAATTTTACCTCTCTTAATAATGCACATAGCATTAAATCCTTAATCTTCATTTCTGACGCTACTGGATCGCTCGCTAGTAGCTTTTCTTTCATGATTTCCGACAACGGATAGAACATCCACTCGAAATCATCAATCATTTGTGATACTCTGTATCTTGTTCTTTCGCTGTTCAAAATGGTAATGTTCTCCTATCTTCCGAATCTTGCGGATATTTAAAACTCAAATCCTTTGAACCTTTTGCTACCCGACTAACCAAACTCGCATCAAATATCTTCTTCATTTCTGCACCCGATAGATTGCTTGTGATAATCGTTTTATCTCTAGCATCTAGCAACGTGTACATAAAATCTTTCTTCCACTGCGCTTGATCACCTTTGCCAAAGTCATCTAAGACAAGATAGTCAACTCTTTTTAAGAGTTCCAACCAGTCGTCTGCACTTCGTACATCTCTACGGCCAAAACCACTCTGGATTTTCTGAAACATAGCTGGTACATTCATAAACAATACGCTTTTAGGTGTATTGATAGCTTTGAAGTCTGCGTTTATCTTTCTTGCGATTGCTATTGCGAGGTGCGTCTTCCCTCTTCCAGCTTCTCCGACAATAACTGTATTGCCTTTGCCGTCCTTGAAGTAGTGCTTTGCTACTCTTAGAGCGAAGTTTCTGGCTAGATTATCAGCCTCATTCGACACTGTGAACGTTTTAAAACTTGCATCTTTCAAGTCATTAGGAATCAAGCTATTCTTATCTAATACATCAAATGTGTTTCTGAGAATTGATGAAGTGTATGCCTCTCCTATTTCGGCTTCCAGCTTTCGTTCTACCCTCTCTCTGACGCACTGCGGACAAAAGGTTGGTTGATAAGGCCCTGTTCTGTTTATAGCTCGCACTGGTTTCTTAAACGTCCACATATAGCAAGAGTGTTTAGGGCATATCTCGTCTTCATTCACATAGTGCAATGGTTCAAATCCAATCTTTTCAATCATGTAAACCTCCTAGAATGGCAACTCGTCCCGATAAGGTTTAAAGACTGCTGGATTGTCCGCTGATGGATTAGACTTTCTGATTTCAAATTCTTCAACATCTTTCTTGACTGCATCTAGCGAAGTCAACTTCTTCTCCCTCCAAGATTTCAAAATCTTATTTAGATAGTTGAAGTTGTTAGCTCCTGCATCTTCAGTCAGCTCAACTGCATATTGGATCATTTCGATTGTCATATTGTCTAAGCCGACATAATCTAATAACATTTGAGCTTGTCTGTCGTTGAGTTTGATGTTGCTTTCTTTGATGATTCGGGAAAATGATTTTTTTTCATTTTCTTCTCCTGTATAGTTAAGGTTGTTAACCTTATCTAACTCTAATCTATCCTTATCTAATCTATCCTTACCTATCCTTACCTGTGTATCCATTTGGTATCCATCTGGTATGACATCTGGTATGACATCTGGTATGACATCCTGAAAAACCTTGATATTAGCAGTTTTTGTTTCATCAAAATCAATTTTTTTCTTTTCTTCTTGATGCATTGTAGATTGAAAACGGTCTGATCTAATATAGTTATGAATTCTCCAGTGCCGAATAACAACGACACCGCTGTCAAACGGAATTACAAACCCTTTTGCTATCAAAATTCGCAAGTCATCACTACTTGCTCCGATTGTTCGTTGAATCGTTTTCGCTTTGTCTACAAAACCTTCGTCATCTGCTCCCATGTTTAAGTGGAAGTATAAAGCTTGGCTTGATAGAGGCATATCAAGAAAATTGTCTGTTTCTGTTATTTTCTTACTAAACATTCTTCTTTGCGCCATTAACTCTCCTTTCTATGTTTCAACATCCCCTGCAACCAGAGAATTTCGTGCTTGTTCTTTCTGATGACCGCTTCTAATTCCGATTTCTCACGTTCTAACTGTTCGATTCTATCCAACAGTTCAGCCTCTCTAGTCTTCGGATTGTACGGCTTGCGCTCGAATATCACCATGGAACGGCACCTCGATTCCTTCTGTGCTAAAATTTTTCTTGTGCTGATAGTAAGCGTAATCTGCTTGCTGTCTTGCGATCTGCTCTGCTCTGTACTCAGCTTCACGCATGAGCAATTCTCTGTTCTGAGCTTCAAGCTCTCTGTTTCGTTTCTCAATACGTCTGCGTTCGATTTCTTCTTTAGCTGAGTAAAACAGCATGATTAAAAATAGTGATGCAAGCCATAGGATAGCTCCTGCGATTTGGCTTAAGATTGGTGGTTCAGTCATTTTGTTTCTCCTTTACACGGCCGTTTTTTGCCAATTTTTGTGATACCAGTCAATGACTGCATCCCGTGGATATTTCTCGCGTTTCCCTTTAATTCTTGGGAAGTCCTTGTGACTGTTGAAGCGTTCGTCAAATGTCCCTGTATCTTTCGTCCCGAGTAGCATTTCAGAACATTGTGACTTGTTCAATTCCATTGGATAGCGCCTTTTTTCGTCAGTCACAACAGTCATGACTTTAAGCGTTCTGTCCATTAATCCAGCCTCGAACTGGTCTAATAATTGATTCATTAAGTTATTCATGATATAATTCCTTTAGTTAATTTTTTCTCAGTCTCTTAATGGAATTGCCGTTCCGAAGGGACTTTTTTGTGCTATAATCACCTGTAAGGGAGGTGATTATGATGAGCGAAGAAGTTTATTATTCTCGTAATATTGAGGCATTGACAGACAAAATCATCGATCTAGTTAGAGACGATAATAAGATGTTTGAGCCAGTCAAAGTCCGAGAAGTTAGAAGACTTGTTAAAAATATTCTTGCAACTCACGAAGTCGAGCTACAAGCTCTTTGGGCGCAAACTCAAGATCGTAACTCTTGAGTTCAGTAGCTGGATTTTCTGCAATTGCTTTTACTTTTTTCCAAAGCTCCTCGCTAAGGCCTCGGTTGGAAAAATCAAGCTTCAATGTTTCTAATTCCTTGATATAACAATTGACTCTCTCTGTTGATGGCGAGAGTCTTTTTGTGGTATATGGATACCGTTTTGGTTTCATGTTTGCTCCTTTCTATCTGAACTCGTCCAAGCTGACTTCCAGTGCGTCAGCTATTTTTTTTACCGTTTCAAACTGTAGGTCTTTGATTACTCCATCTCTCAAGCGATAAATTCCTGCAGTTCCTATTCCAGCTTTTAGGCAAAGCTTATAAATCGTCCAATTTTTTTCTGATAACTTTTTAGATATTGTTTCCCAAAGCATTTGTAGCCTCCTTTTATAAATGTTTACTATATATTGTGTTTAAAAAAATAGATATACATTCTTTGCACAATATATTGACAGCATACGTTTAGAATCATATAATATATATTGACTAGGACCTCTCACCGTTTTAGTCAATATTTCAACAGAAAGGAGCGCCACCAATGGAAATGACTATCAATACTGGAATCCCTCAAGATCAAGTTACTAAAGTTGTTCACGAAAAAGGCCCAGGGCACACATATGTTGAAACATTCTATCCAAATGGTCTCGTAATCAATTACGATATGTTGCCAGATGGAACAGTAAACGTTGATTGTAATAAACCACTTCGCCTTGAACCAGACGGAACTTATACACCAGTAATGGACTGACCTTTAATACTAACCTTACTGCCAATAAAGGTGATGCTTGAACTATCTAATTTAATACCGCCCGCCTTGATGTTAACACTGTTTACAGCTTGTCTTTCAAGGTTTTTTCTTTTTCCACTATACGGATATCTTTCTGGTTTCATGTTTGCTCCTTTCTAAACTATCAAATATTCCTGATTAAGGAACTTGTTGATAAAGTACTGTTGCCCCTTGCCAGTGACCTTAGTTGTTGTATTGACAGTGGTATGACCATCAGCATGGTTGATGTTTGTCTTTTTCAGCTCAAACAGACCTAATTTCATACTCTTCTGCGTTGGTTGGTTCCAAGATTCTCCATGACGACTAATTAGATAGCCATGAGCTCGTAGCCATTGAAAGAGTTTGTTTTGACCAATGTCAATTCCATTCTGTTTCAGGATTTTAGCCAGTTCACCAATCAAGCAAGATGACTTACTAGCGCTTACTGCATCCGCAAATAGTACCTTAGGACGGTCAGCCTCAATCTGAGCTTCTAGTTTGTGTACTTTCTGATCTGCCATGAGTAAGGCTCTTGCCATGATTTTCTCAGGACTATTAAAGTCTTTCTCTACTTGGATAAAGTATTGTCGGACTTGTTTCCCTCGCTCGGTTCGCTGGATCATGGCAATTTCTTTGGCCATGTCTAACTTGATGATGTGGTCAGTAGCTTGTCGCCCTCCTGTACTTTTTCCCAAATTTGGGAGAAAGTCCTGACCTTCTGTAAATCCGTATTCCTTCATACGGTCAAACCATGTTGTATATCTTGAATTAACACCCAGAGCCTCATGTAGTTGTCTTCCTGACACCACAGGCTCATGCTTGTCGTTTAATGTTACTGTGATAACTTCGTTCATATAAACCCTTTCTAATTTGGTATAATAAAAATAAAAACGTGAGGTACTGAAATGATTTCATGGATTTTAGATAATATGGATATGCTTAATATTATTGCTGCTTGGGTTGGTGCTGTTACAGGTGTTATTGGGCTACTTTATTCAGTTGCAATGAATAGGGCAACTGTTAAGATTTCCAACTGTTTCAAAGATAGAGTTGACCCAAAATCAGATTATCAATATAACTTTGAGTTGGTAAATACCTCAAATGTTGCCGTCGTCATAAAAAGTGTCCAACTTTTTGATATAAACGGTAAAGAAATCTTTGACAACGGTTTTGACCCCAGTTCGGTTGTTCCAAGATATGCAACTGACGAATACGGATTGAGTCGTATTCCTTTGCCTCTCCTTGATTGTAGTTGGTACTCCGAACCATTTGAAGATGAAACAGATCTTTTCCCTAATTCAAGTGTAGGCTTTTCCTACTACTTGAATAAAGCCCCTTACAAGATTAAGATAACAACAAATAAGCAAATCCATTTTTTCTCTAAATCTAAATCATTCACTCCTATTTACAAAAAATGTGATTAGGTTGATAACTGCACATACAATGTTAGTGATTGTTAAAATTGCTAGCATTTTTCTATCTCCTCTCTCAGGTCAATTTAGCAAGTAAAGTTAATTTCACTTCTGCATAGCCGTTCTCGGTTGTGCTTTTTATTTCAAATCCTGTAAGAGTTTTTAATTCTTGGCCGTTCAAGGATACTTTATCTTCACGAATTTTAATTTCTTCCATAGGCTCTCCTTTCTATTTTGTCGCATTAGTTATGAACGAATTTTCGTTCACTAGGTTAAAAAATTAAGCAGTGTCGCCTGCTGGTGTGAAAAGATATTTTAGTTCATATTCTGGGAAAAATTTTTCCTGAACTAGCATAGCTTCTTGAAAAGTGAAAGGGTACTTTCCTCTTAGTTTGTCGCTAACGGTTTGAGATCGTACACAAAGATAGTCAGCGATATCTACAATAGAGATACCTTTTTCTTTTCGCGCCTCGTCAATGTTTAACATACGCAACTCCTTTCTAAACGAAATATCGTTCATTTGTATTTAAATTAAAGCTCTTTGATGAGCTTGATTATATGATAAACTTTTTTTCGTTCATTGTCAACAGAAAAACGTTAATTTTTTAATTTTATTTTTCTTTACAAACGAATTTTCGTGTGATATAATGTAAAAAAAGGAGAAATGGCTATGACAGAACAGGAATTAAGAGAACTCATAGAATTGAAATACGGGAGTGTTCGACAGATGGCATTAAAGATAGATATGCCAGCTTCTACTATAAATTCCATTCTCAACAGAGGAATTTTAAAATCTAATGTTGATAATATTTTTAAAATCTGCTCAGCGCTTGGGATTCGCCCTGAAACATTGGCTGACGGCGTGGATTTTCATAAAGCAGAGACTGAAGCGCCTGAAATCCTAATGGTCTACAATCAACTAGAAGAACTGAGACAAGAGAAGGTCCTCGGATTTGCCAATGCTCAACTTGATGAGCAGGAAAGCTCTAAGGTTGTTTCTATATTCGAAAAGGTAAGCAACGAAGATTATATCATTGACTACGTAGAGGGATTGGTAGCTGCTGGTCATGGTACTTTCCAAGAAGACAATCTCCACATGGAAGTAAGACTAAGAGCTAATGATGTTCCTGATGAGTATGACACTATTGCTAAAGTAGCTGGCGACTCGATGGAGCCCCTGATAGAAGATAACGATCTATTATTTATCAGGGTAGCTAGTCAAATTGATATCAATTCAATCGGTATCTTCCAGATAAACGGGAAAAACTTTGTTAAAAAACTTAAAAGAGATTATGATGGTTCCTGGTACTTACAAAGTCTAAATAATAGCTATGAAGAAATCCATCTAACAGAAAATGACGACATCCGTACAATTGGAGAGGTCGTAGATATTTATAGAGAGGAATAACATGAGCACAGAGAGTAGACCTATGGAAGTGATTAAACACAACCTAGACTGCAAATGTCATAGACGAAGAGAGTGGATTAAGGTTAATGGGAAATGGTGTCCTATCGAATTTTCGGTAGATGACCCAAATGAGCCACCTATGACAGAAGAAGAAAAAGCCAACGTAGCCTTAATCCTTCAACAACACTTGCCAAAAGAATCCGAATAACCAACTATTTCCAAAATGGAAACAGTTCAAAAGAATAAAAAGGAGATAATATGAAAAAGATAACATTAGTCAGTATTGCTACATTAGCGCTGTTCTTAGGAGGATGCGCTCAGCAAGAATCAGAAAGCAAGCCGAGTCAAGAGCAAGTAACAAGCGAAACAACAGAAGAGACTACAGAAAAGTCACGGCAAGAAAAAGCGCAAGAATTGGTTCAAAAAGCGAAAGAAAAGAGTAAACAAGAAAACAAAGGTGAGGAACAGTTAAAGAAAGCAACTGGACAGGTTGACCTCAACAGCCCGATATTAGACCAGTATGCGAACTCTGTACAGCAATCGACTGAATCAGTTAAAATGAAGGTGTATTATCGTAGTGATGCCATCGTCATACAGCTACCAGTTGCGCTCTCCGACATGACCGAAGAGCAACTGCATCAAACAGTTGATGGATTGCTGAAGATTAAAAACAGCGTAGAAAGAGCATACAAAGTAACAGAAAAAGACTTTGTCTCACCTCCTCTATACGTATTTGACAAGGACGAAAAGCGCCTTGCATTTGAACAGAATGGCGCAATGACTTACGATAACTAAAAAAATCCCCACGCTCTCAAACTTTGGCGAGTCCGAGCGTGAGGCATGATGTATAGTAAACGGCATTAAAAGGCCCGTTTTACTATACCCATTTTATCAAGAAATGAGGTGAAAAGCAAGATGGCGTACTTTAGAAAAAGGGATAATGGGTGGGAATACCGTATCTCTTACAAAGATAGTGACGGAAAGTATAAGCAAAAGTCAAAGAGCGGATTCCAGACCAAGAAACTAGCTCAAGCAGCAGCAAGGGAGGTAGAAGCTAACCTATCCGAAAACATCTTGACAGATAAGGACGTATCGCTTTATGATTTTGTCAAAACGTGGTCAGAGGTTTACAAGAAACCGCACGTAAAGGATAAAACTTGGGAGACTTACACTAAAAATCTCAAGCATATCAAGACCTATTTTGGAGATTTAAAAGTAAAAGACATCACTCCTTTGTATTACCAAAAAAGGCTCAATGAGTTTGGTGAGAAATACGCGCAGGAAACCCTCGAGAAATTCCACTATCAAATCAAAGGAGCTATGAAAGTTGCGGTCAGGGAGCAATTAATAAGCTACAACTTTGCTGAAGATGCCAAAGTCAAGTCACAGATAGAGACAAGGTCGGAGGATAACGACTTTTTGGAAGAAAGCGAATATACGGCTCTAATAGCCTCTACGCGCTCCAATATACAGTACGTGTCCTATTTTACTCTCTATCTCCTTTCAGTCACTGGCATGCGTTTTTCCGAAGCTTTAGGTCTTACTTGGGATGATATTGACTTCAAAAATGGAATCATAGACATAAATAAGAGTTTTGACTACTCTAAAACGCAAGATTTTGCTGGTCTAAAAAACGAGAGTTCGAAAAGGAAAATCCCAATCGACGGGATCACGATTGAGACCTTAAAAACTTATAGAAAGAAGCACTGGCAGGCAAATATCAAAAACAGGGTGTGCTTTGGAGTTTCAAACTCTGCATGCAATAAACTCATCAAAAAGCTGGTGGGCAGACCTGTCAGGAACCACAGCTTAAGACATACATACGCTTCTTACCTGATACTTAAAGGGATTGATATTGTGACTATATCAAAATTATTAGGTCACGAAAGCCCAGATATAACCCTAAAAGTTTACTCGCACCAAATGGATGCTCTAGCAGATAAAAACTTTGAGCAGATAAAGAAAATATTTCTGACCGCTTGAATTTGGGGCGGATTTGGGGCGAGCTACCTGCAAGCCTTGATAAATAAAGGGTGTTTAATCCGTCTACCGCCTTGAAGATATGATTTTATCTTGTTTTATACGACATAAAAGCCCTATTTCAAGGGCTTTTTCTATTTTCCATCTGGTTAAATTTGGTTAAAAACTAAAATTATTTGGGGCGGATTTGGGGCGAAGTTTTAGTTGCGGTCATTTCGCTCAACCTCATACATCAAAAACGAGTGATGGATGATATCCCGTCGTTTCCATTCTCTTACCATGTAGTCTATTACTTCTGGATCTTCTGCTTTAAATGCAAGCAACAGCATAACTCTAATAGTGTATGCTTCTTTTAAAATAGGAGCGGTATAAGTCACATCTACCCAATGCTCAAAACCAAGCTTAGACTCGTTGATATGTGCGATTTCAGTATTTAGTATTTTCATTTTAATTACCTCCACCTTATTTATTCGTAAAAGTTTTCGATAAAATATATTTTTTTAAAAATAAAAAAACTCTTGCGTAATGCAAGAGCAGACACAAACTTTAAACAATCTATCAAATGAGCCTTCGCTCTACTTCGATTGTACGCAATTTATTGACCGATAGTCTACTACGGTCTGAGCCATAAAGAGCGACCTCATAA